TTTTTAATGTGAAGGGATACCGACCCAAAAACCTAAAGTCGGTAGATTTATATGAAACCGTGGAATACATGAAAAACCAAGTATCTAGGTCATTAAAAATGAAATCTATGGATTATTTATTATCCATTTATAACCCCTATACTTGTGCTGTTAACCTCTCAGAACAAGACCGTGAAAACGGAACCAAAGAAGAATTCAGTATCCATATAAAATTGAACAATGAGATAGTAATGCATAGGGTTTTTCCAGCTTGGGTCTACCCTGGAAAGGTAAGGTATACGGTAGACATTAGACCCTTTATTTCATCATTTTTAGGGGACTTAAGTGACGTGTTATCGACCGAAAATGTGGAAAGAAAATATTTAGAAACGACTCTTTAATAGTATTTATTAATTACCCAAAAAGATTTAAAATAGATGAAAGAGAGTAAGAGTTTTGGTTACCTAGGGCACACGTTTCAAGTCAAACTTATTAACCAAATAATAACCGACAAAAAATTTGCAAATAACATAATTGAGGTCATAGAACCAAAGTATTTCGACAATCAATATTTTAAATTGATTGGTCAGATGAGTAAAGAATATTTTGAGAAATATAGTACCCCACCTACCTTTGACGTACTAGACCAAATGACACGATTAGAAGTGTCTTCTGATATGGCAAGAACTAACATCTTCGATATGTTGGCAGAGATTAGAGAATGTGATGTGGAGGACCACTTGTGGATACAAGAAAAAGCTTTAAAATTTTGTAAACAACAGGAATTAAAAAAGGCTATCACCAAAGTTAATAAGATAATTGAAAAAGGAGACTTTGAATCTTATGATAAGTGTGAAGAGTACATTAGGATAGCTACTCAGATAGGTGAGGTAGATGATGGGGCTATGGACGTATTCCAAGACCTAGACGAGGTCCTTGTTGATGACTTTAGAGACCCAATACCATTAGGCATAAATGGGATAGACAATATTTTAGATGGGGGACTCGCTAAAGGGGAAATCGGTGTGTTTTTAGCTCCTACAGGTGTAGGGAAAACCACGATTTTAACTAAGGTAGCTAACACTGCTTATAATATGGGTTTCAGTGTATTACAGATATTTTTCGAGGATAACCCAAAAGTCATACAAAGAAAACATTTAACCTGTTGGTCAGGAATACCGGCACAAGAACAATCCACAAGAAGAGAAGAGGTTCTGGAAAAAATAGCACCATATAAAAACGGTAGGGGGAAACTAATAATAGAAAAACTACCCTCTGATAGGATAACGATTCTTTCAATAAAGAACAGAATAAGAAAATTAGTTGCGGAGGGGAATAAGTTCGATATGATTGTTTTAGACTATATTGATTGTGTTTTACCAGATAAACACTTTAATGAGGTGTGGCAAGGAGAAGGTCTTGTAATGAGACAATTTGAAAGTATGTGTAATGAATTAGATGTTGCGGGATGGACTGCCGCTCAAGGTAATAGGACATCTATAAGTTCTGACGTAGTGACTACTGATATGATGGGTGGTTCCATTAAGAAAGCCCAAGTAGGACATGTTATCATTACATTAGCTAAGTCTCTACCACAAAAAGAAATGGGTCTTGCCACAATCGCCATTACTAAATCTAGGGTAGGGAAAGACGGCATTGTCTTTGAAAATTGTAAGTTTGACAATGCCACATTAGAAATAGATACAGAACAATCGCAGACTTTATTAGGGTTAGAACAAGATAGAGAAAGAAGAACAGCTGAACGGGTGAGAGCCGCGTTAGACAGACGAAACCAACAAATAAATCAAAAACAAAACACATAAGATGAGTGAAAGTCAAAATATGCAAATATCAAATAGAATATTGTCAGACATTACCGTATACATGAAGTATGCAAAGTACCAACCAGAATTAAACAGAAGAGAGACTTGGGAGGAGTTGGTTACTAGAAATAAAAACATGCATATTAAAAAGTACCCCACACTAAAAGATGAAATTGAAGAAAAGTATAAATTAGTGTACAGTAAAAAAATATTACCTTCGATGAGGTCGATGCAATTCGGTGGAAAACCTATTGAAATCTCTCCTAATAGAATTTACAATTGTGCTTACTTACCGATAGATTCGATTGACTCGTTCAGTGAAACAATGTTTTTATTGTTAGGTGGAACTGGAGTCGGGTACTCAGTCCAAAAACATCATGTGGTAAAATTACCAGTAATTCAAAAACCGTTCCCAAAACGAAAGAAAAGATTTTTAATTGGGGACTCTATTGAAGGTTGGGCAGACGCAATTAAAGTCTTAATGAAATCGTATATGAATGGTGTGTGTTCTAGAATCGAATTTGACTTTTCAGACATTAGACCAAAAGGAGCAAGGCTTATAACCTCTGGTGGTAAAGCTCCAGGACCCCAACCACTAAAAGAATGCCTACTTAAAGTGGAAGGTATATTGGAATCAAAAGAAAATGGTGAACAATTATCCACATTAGAAGTACATGATATTATTTGTCATATCGCGGATGCTGTATTGGCGGGAGGAATTAGAAGGGCAGCTTTAATATCTTTATTTTCAGCTGATGATGATGAGATGATTGGGGGTAAAGCTGGTAATTGGTGGGAATTGAACCCACAGAGAGGTAGAGCAAATAATTCTGCGTGTCTAATGAGACATAAAATTACTAAAGAGTTTTTTATGGAGTTATGGCAAAGAGTAGAATTGTCAGGTGCTGGAGAACCAGGAATTTACTTTAACAATGACAAAGATTGGGGGACAAACCCCTGTTGTGAAATTGCGTTGAGACCTAACCAGTTCTGCAATCTCTGTGAGGTTAATGTTTCAAACATAGTGTCACAGGAAGATTTAAATGAAAGAGTTAAAGCAGCTGCGTTTATTGGGACCTTACAGGCGGGGTACACCTCTTTCCATTACTTGAGAGAAATATGGCAAGAGACCACAGAAAAAGATGCTTTAATTGGTGTTTCTATGACTGGAATTGGTTCTGGTAAAGTATTGGATTACGACATGTCAAAATCAGCAAGCTTAGTAAAAAGAGAAAATAGTAGAGTCTCTAGGTTAATCGGAATAAACCAATCAGCTAGATGTACTACAGTAAAACCAGCGGGCACTACATCATTAACCTTAGGTACGTCATCTGGCATCCATGCATGGCATAATGATTATTATATTAGGAGAATTAGAGTAGGTAAAAATGAATCTATGTATGGTTATTTGAGTGAAAATCATCCAGAATTGATTGAAGATGATTATTTTAGAGGTCATGATACCGCGGTAATATCCATTCCTCAGAAATCTCCAGATGGGTCAATCCTAAGGACAGAATCCCCATTCCAACTACTAGAAAGAGTAAAAAAAGTAGCTCAAGAATGGGTAAAAGTTGGACATAGAAAAGGTTCTAACACACATAATGTGTCAGCTACTATTTCATTAAGAAACCACGAATGGGATGCTGCTGGTGAGTGGATGTGGGAAAATAGAAAACACTATAACGGATTATCGGTACTGCCTTATAATGGAGGTACGTATACCCAGGCACCATTTGAAGATATTACTAAAGAAAAATATGATGAAATGATGGAATCGTTAATGGACATTGACTTAACTAGAGTTATCGAGTTAGATGATAACACTAATTTATCTGGAGAATTGGCTTGTGCAGGTGGTGTTTGTGAAATAGATGTGGATTTAAGTGAAATTAAACTAGAGGTATAGATATACCATATTGTCTTAGGGTTGAAAGAGGTAGGTTATTGGGTTAGTTAGGGTGGTTAGTATTTATATGTTATGTGTTTAAAAAAAAATTTGAAAAAGAAGATTTTTATTTGAATGATAAAGGCTTAATGGTATTAACAGAAAAATACCATATAAAAAGAGGTTCTTGTTGTGGTGGAAAATGTAAACATTGCCCCTATTTCCCATCATACCAAAAATCTAATAAAGAACTCAGAGAAGATGTGTACGTTGGACCTACACGGTTATAAAATTGATGAGATGTATGGTGTTATTGATAGTTTTTTGTGTGACCATAAGTTATATAAAACAAAAAATTTAGAAGTAATTACTGGAAACGGTAAGGTAATTAAATCCGTAGTCACTGTATTAGCAGAGAATTACGGATTTCTATGTAAACCACACATATACAATAAAGAAGTTATGTCTCTTTCAGTTTAGAATTATAAAACCTAATATTTATAAATAAAACTCATGGTAGAAAGAGAGACGTTTGGTATAGATTTTCCTTTTCAAGATAGTGCGTATGGTGACTATTTGAAAATGACAGAAACTCCTGAAGCCGAAATTAAAGCTAATTTAATACATCTACTATTAACTAGAAAAGGAAGTAGGTATTTCTTACCGGATTTCGGAACTTCTCTGTATGAGTATATTTTTGAACCTCTTGACTCACCTACTTTTTCGTCTATCGAAGCGGAAATTAGAGAACAAGTCATAAAATACATACCTAATCTTAAGATAACTAGTATTGACGTGACAAGTGCCTTAGACACTGAAGAACTACCTGGGACGATAGTTGCGGATAATGACCCTAGAGTATATAGGGTTGCGGGTCAAGGGACTAAAGAACATACCGCTAAAGTGCGGATTGATTTTACCATAACTAGTGATGCTTTTGAAACACGAGACTTCGTAATAATTAATATTTAATAATGGCTAATAATAAAATATCATATTCGGAAAGAGATTTTGTTGGATTAAGGGGAGAACTTCTAACGTACGTCCAGGAACAATATCCTAACTTAATTCAAAATGCTAATGACGCATCTCTCTTTTCAGTATTTTTAGATTTAAATGCTGCGATAGGGGATAACCTACATTACCATATAGATAGAAGTTTACAAGAAACTGTCCTTCAATATGCCAACCAAAGGTCTTCTCTTTATAATATAGCAAGGACTTATGGTTTAAAAATACCAGGAACAAGACCCTCAGTGTCTGTGTGTGATTTCACTATAACCGTACCCGTATTA